AGGTAATATTGTGATTATATCTTCCATTAAACTGGTGATTGGATTGAGAATAATTGTTGTTGTAAATCTAGGTTTTCTTGTCTTAGTTGAGTTATTTCATCAATAAGAGCTTGTATAGTATCATTATCTTGGGTTTCACCTATATAAGTTCCACTTGTATTAATAATGTACTGATGAGAATTTATATCTCCAAATTTAGGTATTTGAAAAAATAGAGAATTATAATTATCAAAAAATTCTTGTAATGTGGGTACAGCAAGAACAGGTTCTACTATTGGGGTTGGTATTAGTTGTGTAAATGAAGTATCAATTACTTTTACATATTGATTCTTATTATATACCTGTTTATTTAAAGTTAAAATGGCCATTATTAATTAACTATTTTAAAATAATACTCATTATCGAATACTAATGTTGAACCATCTATATTTGTTTTAAATATTATTTGATAATATCTTTCTGGTTCTAGTCCATTCATATGCATATCAAAGTAACTTCCACTACTATCACAACTTAATTTTGTATATGTTGTATCAAAATCAATTACATATTCATTAGTATCTAAATCTTTTAAAGCCCAATATGATGCCGTAGGTAAAGCATAGTTATTTAAATATACTGAACTAGTTTGCCATACTCTTATTGGATATTCAGGTCGTGAATTTACTCTAAATCTATTTATACTTGAGGTATAAAAAGTACCTGGATTTTGAGCTAAAGCAATTGTTGCTGGTAATGTATCTAATACTGGAAGGCTACCTGTGTTATATGTAAAATCATCCCATTTAATCTCTAATACTGGAGGAAAAATAGTATGTGTATCTATAGAGAAAAATTTAATTTCTGGTTGGTAATTATTTGAGTAAACCCATTCAAGTTGTTGTTTTACAAGAAATCCTTCATTAACAACCGGAATACTACTTGTAATATTATTTATTATAGCTGTTGGAGATTCATAATAAGAAACAGAACCCGATAACCATACATCTACTATATTAGTAACATCAACATTTAAATCTTTATCTTGTGCATATGAATATACTTGTGATGAGGATAAATAAGTATTAGTAGACTCAGAAACTATTTGATTATACCAAGTTCCACCGCCTAAGGGAGCATAATTTGTATTATAATCAGATGTTACGTTAGGGCCTGGGGATAGAACATTCCATACATAATCAGTATTATATGTTTGATATTGCCAAGAAACTCCATCTGTAGTTAATGGTTGATCTAAATATTTACCAGTTCCCATATCCCAAGAACCAGATACAGCCCAAATATCTACTGTTGTGTTTAAATCTAAACCTGTGGTTATAGCAACAAAACATCTTAAATTAGCTTGCCACTCAGATCCATTAACTAAATTAGTCATTACATTTTCAATATTTGATTGATCAAATTTAATTAAAAATCTACTAACTTGAGGGTTTGGATCTGTCGGAGCTATTGATGTTAATGAAGATTCAACTATTTCATCTAATCCTGTATTCATTGTAGGATACATTGAATACATTGTAGCATCTTTTGAAGGGAATATTTTATATACTGCCATTTTTATTTATTATAAATTTACTACTCTACCTTGAATATCTGTATTTGGATATTTAATTTCAAATATACTTGGGTCTAATGAAGGATAAATAACATTACCTACTGTAGCCGCTGGTATATTATATGAATATGGAGAATATCCTAATTGTTCTCCAACTATGTTAGATATGTTAACATTTTTAACTGTTTGAATACCTTCTACTTTATCTAATAATATATAAATATCCCTTAATATAATGGGTTGATTAATTTGCCAATTATCTATTGAAAAATATAATTTTAACGCTTCAATACATTTAATTAATACTTCATTACTATTATAATCAGGAAGAACAATTATATCAAAATTAACACCTATGTTGATTATAAATCCATCTTTAATATTAATAGCATCATTTACCATTCTATATTGAGAAAGATAAGTTGTTACATTTGATTTTAATGCTGGGGTTGATGTTGTTAATTGTTTAGAAGCATTATATGATAATATATATAAATCTAATACTGAATTGGATTCACCAGCCGATAATGTTGCGGCTTTTGTTGGTTCGATATATGCTTTTGATACTACCCCATATATAGAAGGCATTGAAAGTGCTCTAACTAAATAATCATCTTGAGTTACGTTACGTAATTGAGATGCAAAATTTGCAGATGAATTTTGTCTTAATTCCTCTATTGAATCTCCATCACCACCACCATCAGCAGCTATAGCATTCGAAACTGCTAATGAGTTAAATACTTGTTGGGCAGTTGCTGTAAGTGATATATTACTGTTTAAAAATTTAACATTAGTTTTATCTATTTGAGTTAAAGTATTAGCATCAACATTTGAAGTAACACCACCACCCGTTAAATATCTAACTGTAAGTGTAGTTTGAGAAGGAGCAATACCATAAGTTTTAGTAAATAAAAAGTTTGATGGAGAATAAGCTTGTGTAAGTTTATCCTGTTCAAATGGTAATCCTAAACCAACATTATTTGGATTTGGAACAATAGACTCATCACTATCTATTGCTGTTCCTGATCCGAATTGGATTTGTAATGATCCTGAATCTAGGAAACGTGTAGCAAATCTACGTTGTATTTTTTCTAATTTTAATAAATATGGAGTATCACCACTATACTGTGATAAGTTAGGATCATTTACATTTGTATTTTTTATAGAATTAAATACCATTTCCTGACCTAAATAATCAACTTCATACCATTCATTATTATCAGTATCAAAAACATCTAAAATACCTACAATATTTTCAGTATTAATATTAACTGTTGAAAATTGTTGAGGAGTAGTAAATGGAAATTGTTGAGTTGATATAGTTGCTGATATTGCTTTTCGTTGTTTTTTTAATAGGAATTTTGTAGGAGTTGTTCCTGATATTTCATATATAGAAATTTCTGTAGGATCTGATGAACTAGAAATTGAAAAATCTATTGGGTTTTCCATTAAAAATGGAATTTTATTATTTGTTGTTTGTGTTACTACTGTATTAGAAGGAATATTTAAAGAATAATTAAAATCAGGATATTCACTTCCACCTATAGTAATAGCAGGAACCCATTGGTATACATCCATAACAGTAGTAGCTACTTGTGTTACATTTGGTTTATAACCAAACATATAAGCTAATTCATATAAATTATTTGTTTGACGAGCATATTGTAAAAATGTTTCTTGGATTTGATTATCAAGATAAAAAGATAAAACATCCCCAACATATGCTGCTTGTTCCATAAACATCATACCTGGGGATGTTGGGGAGAAATCATTATATGTTGTTGGAAAGTAAGTTTTAGCATAATCAATTAGGGATGCTCTTAATTCAGAGAAATCTCTATTGATATATTGTATATTTTTTTTAGTAGCCATTAGTTAAATTCTAATTGTATTGAATCGGTTATTCCTGTATTTATTATTGAATATGTTAATGATATATTAACGGTATTAACATCTGGGAGAAATTGGGTAGAAAGATTTAATACTTCAACATTAGAGAAATATTGAGACATTTGTTCTAATAAATAAGTATTTATTTTTTCATTATTATCAGCAGTCATCTGCTCAAAAACAAATGATCTTAAATTACCTCCAAATAAAGGATTTAAATATCTTTCTGGTTGGTCTGTAAGGAAGAAATTAATTAAATTATTCCTAATAGCATCTTGTGTAGTATATGTAGAATTAAAAACAGCAGGAGCATTGAACGGTAAAGACACACCAACAGCCGTTCCCGGTTTAGTGTCTATAGGAAATATTTTTCTTGCTCCAAATGCCATTATTTTTTCATTAAGTTCATTATTTGATCTAATCCTACTTGCCCTTCAGGTAATGAACCATTAATGGCATCAACAGGACCTGTTGCTTGCATTGTTCCAGCATATGCTGTATTTGCTGCTCCACCTGTTTGCATTTCACCTATTATACCTGAAAACATATTTCTGCGTTCTTCTGGTGTTAGTTGTTTTGGGTTTGATATACTTGGTTGAGCATATGATTCATTTACTACTGTTTTAGGTGATTTTACGGCTTCAAGTAAAATATCACGTAACTCCTCCTGAATAGCTTCCTTTACAGCTTCTTTCAACATTGATTTAAGTTCTGAGGTTTTCATTATTTTGTATTGTTTATGTATAAATATTAGTATTAGTAACCTGTTAAATTATCTCTATCGATTATTAACTTAAGTTCATTAATTAATGTTTGATTATTTGATGTAAAAGATAAATTACCTCTAATCATTATAATTCCGTATTTATTTTTACCAACTGCTTGGAATCTATTTACAGTTGGGGTATAAGGAACAGTAATTATTTCAATTACAAATCCTTTATATGTTGTATCATTTTGAGTATTTTGAGCATTTAATTGAAGAAGAGATATATTTTTAACTTCATCTGATACTGGATTAAGAGTTAAATCTGGTGAGCATTTTTTTAATAAAATATCAATTACATCAATAAGTGATAGTGCTTGAAGTATGAAACCTGAAATAATAGATAATACCATTGAAGATGAAGATATTACTGATTGTGACTTAGCTAATTTAGAATTACCTAAACTATCAAATGTTGCTTGTCTAATAAATGTTTGTGCATCATTTAAAGCAGCTGGTATTGCTCCTGG